CTGGCGACGCTGTATGGCCTGATACAGGCCTCAACGTTCGATAATGAAGCGAACCTTCCCCACGATTACATCCCTTCGCTGATGGATTCCTATCCGCCAGAGCTGATTAAGGCGTATTTACGTGGGAAATTCACCAACCTGACCAGCGGCACCATCTATCACCAGTTCGATCGCCGACTGAATAACTGCACCGATGAGGAGCAGGCAGGCGAACCGCTCTATATCGGTATGGACTTTAACGTTGGAAAGATGGCCGCCATAGTCCATGTGCTGCGCGACGGAGAGCCGAGAGCTGTACGGGAGCTGGTGAAGGTTTATGACACGCCAGCGATGATTAAGCGCATCCAGGAGGAGTTCTGGGGCTATGAGGGGGGGCGTTACGTTGCCTCTCGTCAGATTTACATCTATCCCGATGCTTCCGGCGATTCTCGCAAGTCGAACAATGCCAGCGCGACGGATATCGCGCAGCTCAAACAGGCCGGATTCAGCGTGGTGGTGAACGCCGCCAACCCGCCAGTGAAAGATCGCATTAACTCCGTGAACGCCATGTTCTGCAACGGCAATGGTGAGCGCCGCTACAAAGTTAACGTGACCCGCTGCCCGGTATACACCGACAGCCTGGAACAGCAGGTATGGGCGGCGAATGGCGAGCCGGACAAATCTGCTGATAACGATCACCCCAATGATGCTGGTGGTTATTACATCGTGAAGCAATTCCCGATCATCAAACCAGCTGGCAAAGTCACCAAACTACGGATGTAAGACCATGCCTGATATTTCAACACCCAATCTGGACTATGGGAACATGGTGCAGGCGTGGGACATTAACGACGCCCTGATGGGCGGAACGCTGTACATGCGCCAGCTTGGTGAGGCTTATCTGCCGCGCTGGCCGAAAGAAGACAAAGATGACTACAAAAAGCGCCTGGCGGTTGCCACGCTTCTTCCTGCCTACGAAGAGACCATCAACCAGAACGTAGGACGCGTATTTGCTGAGCCAATCCAGTTGGGCGAGAACGTCCCGGACCAGCTCCGCGAGTTTGCAAAAGACGTTGACCTTGAAGGCACCCGCCTTGATGTATGGGCGCAGTCGTTCTTTAGCCTCGCTATGCAGTATGGCCTCTCCCATGCGCTGGTGGACTACCCCCGCGTTGACCCTGAGCAGGTGAAGACCAAGGCGGATGAAAAGGCGACTGGCGCGCGCCCATACGTCACCATGCTGAATCCCCGCCAGGTTATTGGCTGGAAGTCCAAGATGGTCGGCGGCAAAGTGCAGCTCACTGCGCTGCGCATCAAAGAGGTGGTGGTCGAAGACGGAGACGACTTCGGGCAGACGAAAGTCGAGCAGATCCGCCTCCTGACGCCGGGCAAAGTGCAGATTTACCGGAAGTCTACCGATGCAGAGGGGCAGGCCACCTGGGCGTTACACGACGAATGGCAAACCTCCCGTCGTGACATCACCCTGGTCACGCTCTACACCAAGCGCACCGGCTTTATGTGTGGATCGCCGCCGCTGCTGAACATGGCGCTGCTGAACGTTAAGCACTGGCAGAGCCAAAGCGAGCAGGACAACATCCTGCACGTCGCCCGGGTCCCTATCCTCACCGTGTTCGGGCTGGAGGAGGGGGAAGAGTTGACTATCGGCTCTTCATCAGCAACCTCATTCAACGATCGGCAGACGCAGGGTCTCGAGTACGTTGAGCACACAGGCTCCTCTATCGGCGCTGGCAAAGATTCACTGACTGAGCTGGTGGAGCAGATGCGCCAGGCTGGCGCGAAGCTGCTGCGTACAGACAACACCTCGACGAAGTCAGTAGACCAGACCTCTGAAGAGAAAATGCAGGAGCAGTCGCCGCTCTACACCATGGCGACCAGCCTCGAGGATGCAATCGACAACATCCTGCAAATCATGGCCGAGTACATCGGTGAGAAAGAGGGTGGCAACGTCGATGTCCGTACTGAGCTGGATGTCGAGTCGAAAGAGTTCAACCCTCCGGCAGCACTGGCTATTCAGTCTCTGCGCCAGGGTGGTGACCTCCGTCGTATCGATGCCATTAAAGCTCTTCAGAAGCTCAGCCTGATTGATGCTGATGCCGACCCTGAGAAAGTCCTTGATGAGTTGCTGGCTGAATCGGCCTCGTTGACCGAGCTTCCATCGGAAGAGGTGTGACATGGCACGCTCCGTCAACGACCGACTTCAGGATGAGACGATAGCGCATGGCCTGTATGTGACGCGCTACGGTACCGGCGTCGCCCGGCGCATGGTGACGCTGCTGAATAAACTCGATGCCGACCTGGCCGCGAAACTGCTGGTGCTTCTGGACGGCAAACGGGCGGATACCTACAGCGCCCGCCGACTGGCTTCGCTGCTGGCTGGTGTCCGTGACCTGAATCAGCAGGCCTACGAACCGGTTAACGAGGCGCTAGCGCGCGAACTGACGCGCTACGTTGAATATGAGGCCGGGTATCAACTGGACCTGTTCAGCAGCATTATTCCTCAGCAGATCCTGAAACACGTTCCGCTGCAAAGCATTGCACCAGAGCAGGTCTATGCCGCTGCTGCAGCGCAGCCGTTTCAGGGTAGATTGCTGAAGGAATGGGGCCAGAAGCTTGCATCCGACCGCCTGGACAAAATCACCAATGCCGTGCGCGCCGGTTTCCTCCAGGGCGAAACGGTAGAGCAGATTGTCCGGCGCGTTGCCGGCACGCCAAAACTTAACCGTGAAGATGGGGTGATCAACTCATCCCGGCGTGACCTGGCGGTGGTGACCCGCACCGCGGTGAACCATATGGCCGCCACGGCGCGCCAGGAGTTCGCCCAGGCCAACAGAGATATCGTCAAGGCCAAGCAGTGGTCATCCACGCTGGATACGCATACCAGCAAGGAGTGCATTATTCGTGACCGCAAATTATACTCTCTCGATGGTAAGCCATTGGGACATCGTATCCCGTATCTGCGCGGCCCGGGCAAAATCCACTTCTGCTGTCGCTCCTGCGAAATTTTGTTAACTAAATCGTGGGAAGAGCTGCAGATAACGTCTGGGGATCTCAGTAGCGCCACGCGCGCTTCTATGGATGGGCATGTGCCAGCGCATACGAGCTATGCCGAATGGCTTACCCGGCAGCCTTACGCGCGACAAGAACATGTTCTGGGCGTAACAAGAGCACAGATGCTGCGTGACGGTAAAATAACGGTGCCTGAGATGTTTAACGATGCTGGGGAATTTTTGAACCTGGTAGAGCTTCAACGCGCAGATGCGCTGGTGTTGAAAGGGTAATTTATGCGTAACGAAGATATACACCACGTTGGAGATTGGCGCGGTAAGCGAAAAGTGTTTGTGAACGGTAACGAAATCAAACGCTTCATTTGGGCAGATGTTAGGCGAGGTGTTGTATGTTTTCACCCATATCCCTTACGTATTCACAAGCGAAAGCGGGATGAGATTTATACGCGCTTGCTTCGTGGCGTGATCACCATCGAATATCTTTAACAAGCTGCCTTCGGGCAGTTTTTAATACTTACCATCTTTATCAGGCTGCCTTCGGGCGGCCTTTTTTTATGCCTGCCGCTGAGCGGATGCGACGCGGTGACCGGGTCGGATGACCCACTACGAATGGCCGGAAGGCTGGAGCAAAACAATGAAACTCAAACTCGATGCTAACGGAAATGTGGTCGTTGAAAACGGTATGCCTGTGTACATCCATGATGATGGCAAAGAGATCCCGTTCGATGCAGCCGCAGCGATGACCAAAATCACCTCTCTGAACGGTGAGGCCAAAACCCACCGTGAGGCGAAGGAGGTGGCGGAAGCCAACCTCGCGAAATTCGCTGGCATCTCCGACCCGACCAAGGCGCTCGAGGCCCTGGATATGATGACCAAAATCGACCAGAAAAAGCTGATCGACGCTGGCGCTGTTGACCAGGTGAAGGCCGAGATCACCAAGGTATTCCAGCAGCAGCTGGACGAAGCGAACGGCAAGACCAAACAGCTCGAATCCCAGCTCTACGACGAGATGATCGGCGGCCGCTTTGGTGGCTCGAAGTTTATCTCCGAGAAGATGGCGATCCCGGCTGAGTTCGTGCGTTCCCACTTCGGACAGAACTTCAAAATCGAAGACGGCAAAGTCGTGGCGTACGACGGGCAGGGCAACAAGGTGTTCTCCCGCACCAAGCCTGGCGAGCTGGCCAGCTTCGATGAAGCGCTGGAATCCCTGGTCGAGTTGCATCCGCAAAAAGACTACATCCTCAAAGCGTCCGGCAACAGCGGCGGTGGCTCTCACCAGTCGCAGCATCAGGCCGGGCAGAAAACAATGAAACGCGATGCGTTCGATGCCTTACCGCCAGTTGAACAACAAACGGTAATTGGCGGCGGCACGAGCATCGTTGATTAACCGAAAGGAAACCTGAATGTCCAACACCCTCACTGGCCTCATCCCAACCATCTTCACCGCCCTGAATCGCGTATCCCGCGAGCAGGTGGGCTTTATCCCGGCGGTGGCCCGTAACGCCAAAGCCGATGCCGCGGCTAAAGACCAAACCGTGACCGCACCGGTCGCACCAAAAACCACCACCGTTGATATCACCCCGGCGGCAACCGCGCCAAATGACGGTGATCAGAACGTTGGAACTGTGGATGTCAAAATCACCAAATCCAAAATGGCCCCGGTCAAATGGAACGGTGAAGAGCAGCTTGCCATCGGGCCATCAGGCTCCTATGACATTATCCTGGCTGACCAATTTTCTCAGGCGTTCCGCGCACTGAGCAACGAAATGGACGCTGACCTGGCAGCGATGGCTTACAAGTCTTCCCGCGCAGTTGGCGCGCCGAAAGACACTCCGTTCAGCATCAAAGACGACCTGTCTGATGCGGCGAACGCTCGCCAGGTGCTGACTGATAACGGCGCACCAACCACTGACCTGCGCATGGTCCTGGGCGGTGAAGCGATGGCATCCATCCGCGGTAAACAGTCCGTACTGTTCAAAGCGAACGAAGCCGGTACCGATCAGCTGCTGCGTGAAGGCATCATTGGTCGTGTGATGGGCTTTAACCTGCACGAATCCGCCAATATCAAGCGCACCGCGAAAAGCAATGCGGCGGGCTACAAGGTCAACGGCGCGAAGAAAGAGGGCGACATCATCGTTGCAATCTCTGCTGGCACCGGTGGGATCGCTGTAGGCACCGCGGTGAAGTTCGACGGTGATGACAACCAGTACATGGTAGTCGCAGCAACCTCTTCCACGATCACCCTTGGGGCACCGGGT